GTTTGCGAGATAGCGAATGTAGTTCACCGCCTCTGCCTTCTTGTCATCAGAAAGAGAAATGAGCATATTGATTATTTCCATGTCCAGTCCGCTCCCGATGCCGGGGGCGGACTTTGCTGCATCCAGACCGAGCATCGAGTCAAGGCTTTCGCCGAGCTGCTCCGCCAACTGGCAAGCCATGTCCAAAGAAAGTGGGACGGCCCCGTTGATAATGAGCCCCACTTCGTATAAGTCAACGCCGGCCGCAGCTAGATCAGCTTTGTCCCGCGTTTCGATGATGTGGGCCAGCTTCTCCCTAAATTCCTTCGACATCTCGCCGCTGTCCTCATGGCCGGTGAGAAAATCAATATTGACGTTGAAGATGTCGGCCAGGGCCTCCAGCATCTCGTAACTCGGCATCCGCTGCCCGGACTCATACATACCGACCAAGCTTCTGGAAACCTCCATCTTATCGGCCAACTCTTGCTGCGAAAAACCCGCCCTTTTTCTTAGATAGACAAGGGTATCGGAAAACTTACTCACGCGAATCACCTCAATGCAAGGTTATCACGAAATGTGACAAAAGTAAAGAGGAAAAAGAAAAAATGTCACGGAAAGTGTTGACAAGCCCCGCGGCCTGTGGTATGCTCGGATTGTCACTTGAAGTGACAGCCAAATGAGAAAGGGGGTAGACAGGTATGGACCTTGGGAGACGCCTTAAGGAGCTTCGTGGGGATCGGAGCAGGGACAAGGTGGCTGCGGCCATTGGTATTTCCTCTTCTGCGCTCGGAATGTATGAGTGCAATAAACGAATCCCCCGGGACGATGTCAAGAAAAGGATTGCTGATTACTTCGGTGTGACGATCCAGCAGCTTTTTTTTGAGGATTGATGTCACTTAAAGTGACCGAAAGGAGTTGATGTGATGGGCGCACTGTTGACCCGCAAAGAAGCAGCTGCACGGCTTGGCATTACGGTTATGACGCTGGACGCCGAGCGGAATAGCGGCCACCTTGCCTACATACAGCGAAAGCCCGGCGGGAAGGTTTGGATTACCGAAGAGGCGCTGGCTGAGTATTTGGCCCGCGCGACGCACCCGGCACGGCCGGACGTAAAGGCGGCTCGGGCATTGCGCCAGGTCAGGCGAGCATGAACGGGAGGTGAAAGGAGCTGGTCAAAATGTCAACCCCAAAATTTGCGGGGGGGTGCTATGAAACGGCAGCGTCTAAGCCCGCTGTCACCGGCCGAGCAGGCCGTGGCGATGCGCCACTACCAGATGATTGACAGGTACATAGCGCAGCGAGCCCTGCCCAAAGACGAGTATTACGACATCGTTGCCCTTGGATTCCTACTGGCCGTCAAAAAGTGGTTTAGTCGCCCGGGCTTGTACCAGTACGAATTTTCCACCATCGCCTGGGCGTCCATGCGGTCGGCCGTCTCCAACGAGAAGCGGAAGCAGGCCCGCAGAATTAAGACCGTCAGCCTGGACGACCCCATCCCAGGGACAGACGGGATGACTTGGGCGGACATTATCACCGAGGAGCACCTGGTCTACTCGGCATAGGAGGGATGAAATGAAAATCGCCTACAACGTAGAGCACCTGCCGGAGCGGAAGCGGATCGGCGGGAAAGAGAGCGAGGAAGTGTCTGCCCTTAAGTCTTTCCTGGCGGACGGGCAGCAGAAAAACATGGTCATCGAATACGACGATGCCCAGGAGGCCAAGAAGCGGTATGACAGCCTTCGGAACTTCCGAAGCACCAACAAGCTGCAGGGAGTTTTCGATATGTACCGCACCGAAAAGACCGTGTGCATCATCAAGGTCAAGAAGCCCCCAGCCAAGAGGGGGTAAGGAGGGGCGCCAATGTACTTCAAAAAATGCCCCCTCTGTGGTGCGCACCTCGACCCCGGAGAGCTGTGCGACTGCCGGGAGACAGAAAAAGAGGCCGCCCCCGCTGCCACGGGAACGACCTCACGCAAATGGACACAAGCCCAGTCTATCAGCCTGCCAGCTGGAAGTCAAGGGCTGGAGGTAATGCCATGCCGGACAATGAACTGAGAAGCCTCCGCATTGAGTTGGGTCTGCCGGCCCGTGACATGGTGGCTGTCGTCCAGGGGCTCTACCCCAAGTACGACAAGACCATGCAGAGCAAGTGCGAGAACGGCGATGACTACGGGATTTCCCTCCGGCCGGACGCCATGAAGGCGCTGTATGAGAAGTTCGCCCCTGGCGGCACCAAGGCCAGCCGGCGGAAGAAAGACCGCCACCGGCTGACGGGTCGTATCACCTGCCGCCTGGAGGACGCCGATATGGAGGCGTTGCAACAGCGCATGAAAGCCGATGGATATGCCACCGCCCAGGAGCTCATGACCGCCCTGGTGCGCCAGTATCTTGCCGGGGAGGTGGAGGCGTGAACTATGACCTGCCGGATCACCCGGTCGTGCAAAACCTGGAGCGCACCGGCTACCCGGACGGAAAGGAGCCCCGCTACCCCCGCTGCCCCATCTGCGGCGAGGAGTGCGAAACCATCTACAAAGACCGATACGGCGCATACGTCGGCTGCGACGTGTGTATGGAAACCAAGGACGCATGGGAAGTTGAAGACTGCTTCCCTGAAAGGAGCGAAGATGCCTAAATTCTACTTCACCTACGGCACCGATGGTCAGCCGTTTGTCGGCGGCTGGACGGAGGTCGATGCCCCGGACGGCCACGCGGCCTGCGCTGCGTTCAGAGCCTACCACCCTGACAAGACCGAGGGCCTCTTGAACTGTTCCAGTGTGTACGACGAGGCCCACTTCAAGCTGACCGAGATGTATCGGAGAGATAATTTCGGCTTCCGGTGCCATGAGCTCATCCAAATCACCAGAACGGGGGTGCCCCGGTGAAAGGCGTGGTCATCACCACCGCGGACGAAGTCTCTGTTCGGGACTTTGCGGCCCCGCTCAATAAAAGCCTGGGGGCGGTTGTCGGCGGCTACATCGAGCTCGTTCATCCGCAGGGCCTTCAGCCCCCGTACTGCATGATCGTCAACGAAGAGGGGCTGCTCAAAGACCTCCCGCTCAACCGGGCCGGGTCGCTTCTCTACGGGACGCAGTTCCACGGCTCGCCCATCGTGGGAGACATCGTCATCATGGCCGAGAAATGGGCGCCGGAGGGCCGGGACATCGTCGGCATCCCCGAAGACCGCGCCGAGAAGGTGGCGCAGGAACTTATCAAAGCATTCAAGCTGAAAGGAGCAGAACAATGATTAGAAATCCCAACGAAATCCAGGAGGGCGCCAAGAAGATCCGTATGCTGATTGCCGGCTACCCTGGCATCGGCAAGTCCACCCTGGCCCTGTCCGCCCCCCGCCCCCTGCACATTGACGTGGACTTCGGCATCGACCGCATCGAGCCTCGGTACCGTAAGCCCTACATCCAGCCCAAGAGCTACGACGAGATCCTGGAGGACTTGACTCCGCCCAATGTCAAAGATTTCGACACTCTGGTCTTCGACACCGGCGGAAAGCTCATTTCCCTCATGTCCCAGTGGGCTATCAAAAAGAATGTCAAGTACGGCCAGCAAGACGGCTCCCTCTCCCTCAAGGGCTATGGCTTCATCGGCCGAGAGTTCCAGCGCCTCATGGATTACTGCTTCTACGAGTTGGACAAGCACATCGTCGTGGTGTTTCACGCCATCGAGGAGAAAGACGGGGACAACACCCGGTTGCGCATCAAGGTCGAGGGCCAGACCAAGAACAACGTCTGGGAGCCGATGGACCTGGGCGGCTTCGTGGAGATCCAAGGCAACAACCGCACCATCGGCTTCTCCAACTGCGAGCGGTACTTCGCCAAGGGCACCCGGGGCATTCACGGTGTTTGGCAGGTCCCCGAGCTGGGGCCAGACAAGCCCAATGACTTCTTGACCCGGCTATTTGCCCAGTACAATGCGCTCTCCGCCGCTGAGGTAGCCCAGAACGTGGAGGAGCAGGAAGCCTACGAGGCGGCTATGGCCGAGGGACGGAAGATCGTGGCCGGCATCACCGACGCGGACAGCGCCACCGCCGCTATGTCGAAAATCAAGGCCGTCAAGCACGCTCTGACCTCCAAGAAGGAAGTCAATGCGGCCTTCAACGCCAAAACCAAGGAGCTGGGGCTGTTCTACGACAATGTACTGAAAAAGTACACCCCGGCGCCCCCGGAGGGAGATAAGGGGGCGGAGTAAGTGGCCCGGTATCTGATGACACACTCCCTGCTGTCGTCCTGGCTTTACGCCATGAAGGAAAATCCATACGAGGACGCCAGTACCGAGCGGGACCCTTACGCCGAGTTCCTCCAGGTGCTCCAGCGGGAGCCGACCCCCACCACCGAGGCCATGCAGAAGGGCATCGACTTCGAGGACCTGGTGACCGACATCGTGAACGGAACCGGCGACCCCAAAAATCGCTGGTATGACGCTGCGCAAAAGGTCGCCGGGTATGTCCGGGGCGGCATTCTCCAGTATAAGGCCCGCCGGATCATCACCGTCCGCGACACGGAGCTGGTGCTTTACGGCCGTCTCGACTGCCTCAAGGCTGGCGACATCAAGGACATCAAATTTTCCAGTAGCTATGACCGAGGCAAGTACTTCGACAGCACGCAGCACCCGACATATTTTGAGATCGTCCCGGAGGCTAAGTCTTTCACCTATCTGGTGAGCAACGGCTCCGAGGTCTGGACGGAACGGTATTACCGCGAGGAGTCCCCCAGCATTATCCCCACCATTTCGGATTTCCTGGAATGGCTGGACGCATTGGGGCTGGCCCCGCTCTACAAAGAAAAATGGCTGGCCCGATGAGGGGGCGGCTGGTCGACCTGGCTATCGGGCTCAACCGCAAGCAGCGCATCACCGTGGAGGTCGACCGGGATTACCGCGAGGACTATGAGCGGTTGAAAGACGCCGAGCTGGACATCGAAATCAAGAAGCACCGGGAAAAACGCTCCAAGTCCGCCAACGCCTATTTCCATGTGCTGGTGAACAAGATCGCCGCCGAGCGCGGCGGTAGCGACGAGGCTACCAAAGCCTCCCTCGTCGTGGAGTACGGGGCGCTGGCCAAGGATGCCGACGGGCTGACGGTGGGCTTCAAGCTCCCCGCCTCCGTGGATGTGTCCACCATCTATCCCTATGTGAAATGCTTTGATACCCGCGTGGAGAACGGCAAGATGTTCAAGTGCTACCTGGTCTACAAGCAGACGCACCTCATGGACAGCAAGGAAATGGCCCGGCTGATTGACGGCGCCATCGAGGTAGCCAAGGAGCTGGGCATCGAGACGGACACCCCGGAGCAGCTGGCCCGGTACAAGGAGGACTGGAATAAGGAATGAGAAAAGTTTACTGCGACTACTGCGGCCGGCAGGCCGAGTATGTGGACAGCAAGGTCGTCTACGGCAAGAGCTACGGCATGATGTACCTCTGCCGGAATTGCATGGCCTACGTCGGTGTTCACAAGGGTACCGACAAGCCCCTGGGCCGGCTGGCCAACGCGGAGCTCCGCTACTGGAAGAAGCGGGCCCACGCCGTTTTTGACCCCCTGTGGCAACGGGGACGCTTCCGCGGCCACCGCAACGCGGCTTATGGCTGGCTGGCCCAGAAGATGGGCCTGCCCGTGGAGCAGACCCATATCGGGATGTTTGATGTGGCGCAGTGTCGCAAGGCCATCCATATCATCGAGAACGAAACGAGAGGAGGAAGTTCACATGGATGAAAAGAGAAGCCCCGAGGAGCTACTGGCGCAGCTGTGCCTGGAGCCCGGCTTCGTTCTGGTGCCGCAGGATCGCTTTGAGGAACTGGTGCGAGCCGAGGCGGAGCGTGACGTCCTGGAGGCCACGATCCTGGGCGAAAACAGGTATGCCGTCGGCACCGTTTTGGACGCCATCAAGAAAGCCCGGAACAAGGTGCTCCTGGGCAAGCCGGAGGTAGAGGGCGATGCTCAATAAAATCATCATCATGGGCCGGCTGACCCGTGACCCGGAGCTCCGCCATACCCAGAGCGGCACGGCCGTCGCCTCTTTCTCCCTGGCGGTCGACCGCGACTTCAAAAACCAGAACGGGGAGAAAGAGACAGACTTCATCGACGTGGTGGCCTGGCGCAATTCCGCGGAGTTCGTGTCCCGGTACTTCGCCAAAGGCCGCATGGCCGTGGTGGAGGGGCGGCTGCAGATCCGCCCCTGGCAGGACCGGGACGGGAACAAGCGCCGCTCGGCTGAGGTCGTCGCCGACAACGTGTACTTCGGGGACTCCAAGAAAGACGGGGACGGAGGCGGGGGCTACCAGGGCGGCTACCCCCAGGACGCCTACGGCGGCGGGTATGGCGGAGGCTATGCGCCGCCCCAGGCTGGGCGGTCTGGCCCGCCGGCCGGAGGCTATCCGCCATCCAACTACGGCGGCGGAGACTTCACGGAGCTGGGCGATGACGATGACGGGGAGCTCCCGTTCTGACCTGTGCGGGCCGTCCCTTCGGGCGGCGGCCCGCTTCCCATAAAGGGGGGTGATTTCAATGGCAAGGTACAGAAATGTGAGCACCTCGTTCTGGGAGGACAACAAAATCGTTGATGATTTCACCCCGGAAGATAAGTACATCTACCTTTACTGCATGACAAATCCGCATACCAACCTTTGCGGCTGCTATGAGATCAGCCTGAAGCAGATTGCGTATGAGACGGGTTACAACACCGACTCGGTGGAGCGATTGCTGAAGCGCCTGGACAGGACCCATGAGGTTATTCGATACTCCGCGCCGACCAAAGAACTCCTGATTATCAACTGGGACAAGTACAACTGGTCGCGGTCGGAGAAGCTGGACAAGCCCCTTTTGGCAGAAATCAGCGCCATAAAATGCAGTGATTTCCGTAGATTTCTGGCCGAAAAGTACAACCGGCGTGAGACGGTGACGGTGCCTTACGATTATCGGGTGGAGCGAAGAATTCCATCTTCATCATATCCAGAAAGCGACACCGGCGCAGCGTCGTCCGGCGGTGCGGAAGCTCCCCCGGAAAGGCAGGTGCGCCACAAGCGCGGCCAGTACGGATGGGTGCGCCTCACCGACGAGGAGATGGACCGACTCACCCGCGACCTGGGGCCGGACGAGCTGGCCCGGTGCATTACCTATGTCGACGAGGCCGCCCAGACCACCGGCAATAAAAACAAGTGGAAGGACTGGAACCTCGTCATTCGGAAATGCAGCAAGGGGCGCTGGGGACTTGAGCGGACGCCGGCTCCAGCGAGCGGCACGAGGAAAAGCGCGTCCCAGGGCGCCGCGGAAGATCTGCGGGAGCTCCACGAGCTATTCGGCGAGGGGTGATGTTGTGACCAAGAAGGAAATGACGGAGATTTTCAGCGTCATGCTCCTTGCGTGGCCCAACGCTGAAATGTTCAAGGGCGGCGTCGCCAAACTGGGGCCGACCATCGAGCTCTGGACAGCCTGCCTCTCTGATGTGGACTTCTGGCTGGGCCAGCAGGCCGTTATCCGGCTGTGCCGCGAGTGCAAATTTCCACCCTCTATCGCAGAGTTCAAGGAAAAGGCAGACAACGTCCAGCAGGAAATCAGGTCGCGCATCGACCTGGAGTGGAACGATATCAAGTTCTCCCGCTTGCTGGATAAGTCGCCGCAGGAATGGTATCAGAGGCTACCCCCCAACAGCGACGTTAAGGCTGTGATTGACGCCTTGGGCGGCATGGAGAAGTTCGCCACCAAGGGAGAAGGGGGCTGGAACTACTACGAGTTCCGGGATATGTACGAAAAGCTGATACGAAAAGAAGTGCCCGGGGCGGTGGCGCGGCTGACCTCCGGGAAAAAGAAGGAGTTGAGTCCATGAGAACGAGAAAAAGCTACCGCCGCCGGGCCTGGGTGCAGCGCATCGTGCTGGTGTTGCTCCTGGCGGTCGTTGCAACGCTGGTAATCGCCCGTATAGGGGCGGAGCCGGTGGCGGGCGAGGTATCTACCACCCCGGAGGCAGCGCCCCAGGAAACGGCTGTATTGCGGCCGGAGCCTACCTATGTCGTGGAGGCCATCCCGACCCCGGAGCCGACGCCGACGGCAGTGGCCCGATATGCGGATGTCACCATGACCGAGGCAGAGCGCGACGAGCTGGCGGCAATCATCTACCTGGAGGCTCGTGGAGAGCCGGCCGAGGGACAGCAGGCGGTGGCCGAGGTCGTCTTGAACAGGGTGGTTTCCCCGGACTTCCCGGACAGTGTGAGCGAGGTGCTGCACCAGGGGGAGGGTACTGCGGTGCCACAGTTCTCCACCATCGGCCTCCTGTCTGCGGCCGAGCCGGGACAGGCCCAGTATGACGCCATCGACGCGGCGCTGTACGGCCCGTCCATCCTGCCGGTCGATGTGGTGTTCTTCTCCCGGAACGGAGAGAATGACCGGGTGTGGGGCAAGATCGGCGGCCATGTGTTCTGTTACGCCTATGTCTGGGAGTGAGCTTATGAGAGCGAAGAAATTCCGAACTATCTGCGGGATCGTGGCCTGTGCCGGATTATTCCTCATGCTTGGGGCGGCCGGCGGAAGCGACACCGGCACCCTTGACCTCCGGGAAATCTTTTGGATGACGCTCCTGGGGCTCGGGCTTTTCGCCGGCGGATGTTATCTGGGAGGCTACATCGAATGACCAAGGAAAAGGACCCCCGCCGCCAGCTGATGGGGAAAATCAGCAAGGCCAAGGGAAAACACTTCGAGGAGCGCCTGGACGCCTCCTTTGCCTACTACCGCGACCGTGGGTACGCCATCATCGAAAAGACTCCCGAGCCCATGCGCCCGACGAAGAACCTGGGCAACGGAAAGTTCATCGCTTTCTTCGAGAAGAAGGCCCAGCCCGACTACAAGGGGACCATCAAGGGCGGCCGAACTGTCATGTTCGAGGCGAAATTCACGGCGAAGGACCGGATGGAGCAGGACCGCGTGGAGCGGGAGCAGGGCGAGTACCTGGACCGGCACGAGCGCCTGGGGGCGCGGTGCTATGTCCTGGCCGGCTTCGGCTCCGGCGAAGTCTACCGCATCCCCTGGCCCGCATGGAGGGCCATGAAAGAGCTTTTCGGCCGCAAGTACGTCACTGAGGCCGACCTGGAGCAATACCGAGTACATACGGCGTGGAACGCCACGCTGCAGCTGCTCGACTGAAAGAAAGGAGATTACTATGAGCGAGATTTCCATGTACGAGGCCCAAAAGAAGAAGCTGCAGGGCCTCTGCGACGAGCACGACCTTGTTTTCCGCTTCATCAAAGACCGCTACCCCATCACCCTCACCATCAAGCCTGTGCAGGGCATGGACGCACAGATTTCCATGCTGGAGAATGTCGAGGAGGTCGGCTATCGGAGCCCGGATGCCTCCATGACCTGGATCTTCGAGGACGGGGTGCTGGAGACGAAGGTCACCGGCGGCACCTTCACCATCAGCAAGACCCTCCGGGGGAAAATCGAGAACGTCCTGGTGAAGATGATCGCTTACTGGCAGCAGTACTTCTTCCGGGATGTGATGGAGAAGAACGCCCTGCGCCCCGGCGTAATGCCCGTCATCGACGAGGACGAGGCCGACGACAGCGAGGCCCCGCCCATGTTGGAGGGCGCCGAGCCCCTGGAGGAATACGAAGACGACGGCGAGATCCCCGGGGACGAGGAGCTCGACGAGGATGACCCGGACATCCAGGAGGCTACCCGCATCGTCCGGGGCGAGAACAAGGCCTCCACGGCCCTCTTGCAGCGGCGCATGAATATTGGCTATGCCAAGGCTGCCCGCCTCCTGGACGCTTTGGAGCAGCTGGGCGTGGTCGGCCCCTACAACGGCTCCGACCCGCGAGAGGTACTCCCCAGCGATCTCCCCGATGACGATGACGGCGAGGAGGGTGAGAGTGATGATGAGGCGTGAGGACTACAAGGCCGTGAAACACATGGATAAGACCCAGATGGAGAAATATCTTCAGACGGTCTACCAGCGCGGCTTCGATGCGGGCGTCAAGTCAGTCATCGCCAAGACCAAGGCTGCCATCCAGGCGAAGGCCGCTGGCGGCGCGCCGGAAGCGGAGGGGTAAGTCATGGGAAAGGCCATCCGTCTCCGTGGTGAGTGCCAAAAGAATATCGTCAAGTTGCTGGACGGCTTGTGCGGCCGCTACTCCAGGTGGGAAGTGTGGCAGGATTTCATCACCATGTCCGCCATCAGCATAGCGAACGTCGTGGGCGGGCCTCATAAGGAAGCCCGGGAGCGGGAGTACATGAACCACGCGTCCCGATACTCCCCGAAGGAGCTGGAAGCCTTTGCGCAGATGCTGGCGGAGGTAGTCATGGAGATGGAGCGAGATCCGGACCAAGACCTCCTTGGAGAGCTGTTTATGGCCCTCGACCTCAGCAACGAATGGAAAGGGCAGTTTTTCACCCCGTACTCCGTGTGCCGGATGATGTCTGCCATGACCTACGGCGATGACCTCAAGGCGCGAATCGAACAAAAGGGATGGGTGGCCGTCAATGACCCGGCCTGCGGCGCAGGGGCCCTGCTGATAGCCTTTGCCAACGAATGCCGCCGACCCGGGCATGATATCAATTACCAGACTTCGGTGCTTTTTGTGGCCCAGGACATCGACTTTCTGGCCGGGATGATGTGCTATATCCAGCTGAGCCTCATGGGGTGCCCTGGGTATGTGGTCATAGACGACAGCATTTCCCATCCCATAACAGGTGTCGACCCAAGGGGCCTTATCCCCCGTGACGGCCCAAACGTCTGGTACACGCCCATGTACTTCCGCACTGAATGGCACTGGCGGAGGATTTGGGCGGCGACGGACCTGATGATCCGCGCGGCGGCTCCGAAGGGCCAGGCAGAAATGCCGGCCCCGGAGCCGCCTGGCGCAAACGGGCCAAACTTGTCAGAGGGCAAGGGCGGCCAACTCACTCTGTTCTGATGGGAGGGGAGAAAATGCACGCATCGCCGCCGCTTGGGAAAAGGGCGTGGACGGCGGAGGAAGAAAACTATCTCCGGGAGAGCTGGGGCACCGTGACGGTCGATGGGATCTGCCGCCACTTGAACCGCACCAAAAGCGCCATCATGGTAAGGGTAAACCGGCTGGGGCTACCGCCCTACCTGGAGAGCGGAGAGTACATCACCCTGCACCAATTGTCCCGCGCGCTCGGATTTGGCGCCACGTCGGATAAGTATTTCCTGAAAAGCTGGGTGGAAAACCGGGGGTTCCCCCTGCATTACAAGCGGCGGGGGACGGCGACGATCCGCGTGGTCTATCTGGACGAGTTCTGGGCGTGGGCCGAGAAAAACCGCTCTTTCCTGGATTTCTCCAAGATGGAGCCTCTGGCGCTGGGCGTGGAGCCGGACTGGGTGCCGGAGCAACGCCATAAGGACTATGAGGCCTACGCGCTCCAAAGAAAGGACTTGTGGACACCCGAAGAGGACTCCCGCCTCAAAATGCTGTTGAGCCTGCACAAGTACTCGTGGGCCGAGATTTCCGACATGATGCATCGCTCCCACGGGGCGATTTCCCGCCGTTGCCGTGATCTCGGCATTAAGGACCGGCCCGTTGCTATGGAGCTGGCCGGGAAACGTGGTACTTGGACGCCGGATGACTTTAAGGCCCTGGCCGATGGAATTCGGAACGGCGACAGCTACGCCGCTATCGGAAAGGCTGTGGGCCGGTCGGAGAAATGCGTCCGCTCCAAGGTTTACAACGACTACCTAACCGAAAACATGGACAAGGTGCGTGAAATGCTCGGCGACGGCCTCTGGGGATCTGGAGCCCCGGAGGTGGACGTCAAACACGGCTTCTACATCTCGCGCACCAGGCAGCGGGTCCGGCGCGACCTCTCCGCACTGGCGGCGCTGCTCCGCAAAAGGATGAACGACCTCGGCTATGACCCCTACTGGCAGCGGTTTATGTGCATGAACTGGGATGACATCGGCGGGTGTTCCGCCGGGTGCAAAGATTGCGATTCCTGCACGGAGTTCTGCCGCATACCCCCGCAATACTGCGCTCGCTGCGGAGCCACCTTCTATGAGCGCAAGGAAAATCGCTTCTGTTCAGCCTGCCGCACCGCCAGAAAGAAACAGGCCCAGCGCCGGTGGTGCCGTATGAACGGATATATCCGAAAGGAGGCGTGAGATGTTCTTCCTGGAGAGAAAAGAGCCAGTCGCCATGCCGAATGTTCTCGGCAACACCAGCCAGCCGGTCCACACATACCGATGGAAAGCGATATACACCTGCCCGGAGCGGTGGCCGCTGGAGGCGCTTCTGCGGCACATGGACCCCAAGACGCACCGCATCACATCAAATTCCCCGGCCGGGGGATAAGCCGGCCACGAAAGGAGCTTGTATGAAAAAATCAATCAATGACCGCTGCCCGCTACAGGTCGAATGTGAGCGGAAGAAGTGCGACTTCATCCGCAAGGAGCTGGAGTGCCCCTACTATTCGGCAAACGCCCGCGAGGGCTACTACATCGACGACCAAGAGGAGGCCCGCGAGCGGCAATATCGGGAACACATGGACGAGACCCTCCTTGCTTCGCTGGGCGACGATGACGATGATGA